CAGTATTTGTAAGGTTTCAAAACTTCTCGCACCCATGTTAAAAACCATTGATAGTAAATTAAACTTAACCTTTCATGTTGCTCAGTAAATTCTTCCTTGTATAGTTCAATTGCTTTATAAGTTCTATTAGGAACGAGCTTTTTCATATTGTTTACATATAAATTTCCTAAACTAGGATGTTCTTGCATAAACCATCTACGATGAATACTAGTGCTTACCACTACAATATAATCATCTCTAGCAAATTTTTTATTGTTTAGATATTCTCCTAATTGATATCCGATCCATTCATTACTTACTCCTGGCAAACTAGCACCTGCTACATTTTCAGTGCCTAGTTTTACACTCAGTTGTCTGGGCCAATGCCAACTAGGACATTTCCATTCGCCGCCTCTGTCATTGTAATAATACCAATGATTTTTATCACTTACAAAACTATCACCGAATACCCAAAGATTACTCACTTTGACTATCTCCTTTGTAAATACGATAATTGTCTTCCACACTATCTGGTGTGCTTACTTCAATTATAATACTGTTATCTTCCATAGCAATAAGCTGATGAGGTAGCAAAGGTTCATTCCGCCAAGTTTCTCCTTTTGTGAGAATATGCGTTTCCATATCTGCTGTTTTTGTATCTAGTGTGTGTAAGGTAAAACTACCGTTTAAAACATACCAACTTTCGTCTTTGTCTTTATGAAAGTGCATACTAAATTTTGCACCTTTCTTATCGAAAAACATTAGTTTACCACAATACTTGTCAGTAGTAGCAAATATAAGTTCTTTGCCCCAACCTTTAAGTTGTTCACCTTTTAGTCTTGTCATAATGTTATCCTTTTGATTGTGTTTGTAGTGCTTTGATTTTCTACAGTTGGTATAATTACTACTTCTGCTAATTCGTTTCCAACTACGGTGTCGACAGTGTAGTCGCCACCTTTTGTTATAATATCAGGTCGTAATCTTTCTATTAGTTCTTGTGGTGTATCTTCGTCAAATAGTATAACTTCATCAACAAAATCCAAACTCTCGAGCACAACTTTCCTGTCAGTTTCATTGTTAATTGGTCTAGTATCGCCTTTTAATTTTTTTACACTTGCATCAGTATTTAATCCTACTACAAGATGCTCTCCTAGTGCTTTACTAGCCTTGAGCATTTCAACATGTCCTCTGTGTAGTAAATCAAAACAACCATTTGTAAACACAACTTTAGGACGAGGATCCAGGTCCTTCCAACTTATAACATAAACACCGCTGTGTTGTACACTTATACCAGCACCTTTGTTAGCCATTTCACAAGCAAACTCTAAACTTTCACCAAAGTCTAAAAAATAAGACATTATTGCTAAAAACGTATCACCTGCTCCGGTAACATCATATACATCTTGTTGTTGTGTTGAATAATGCACATCATTTATCATGTAGCCGTCTGCACCCATTGTAACAACCATATCAGTTTTTACGCCATTGTTGTATTCTTCATATTCTTTTTTATTTGGTTTGATTACATCTGCACCTGCGTACAAATCTAAATGTTGTTTAGGATCTACAATCACATAACAACCGTTGTCTTTGAGTATCTTTATCAAACGTTGAGGATCTTGTATTGTGCCTTTGTTATAATCGCTTATTACCACTGTACAGTTATGAACACGATTCTTTACATAATCAAACAATGTGCTATTGTCGATTGTTTGTTCTCTGTCAATTCTAGTGATATAGTGATTGTCAGCATAAATTCTTTGCTTCAGTGGCATGTGTGTACAAAACAGTTCTACGGGCCAATCTGTAGTATCATTTCTATAACCAATTAGGGTGACCTCATCTGTAAGGCTCTTTATGTTATTGTAGACATTTCCTGCTCCGCCTAATTTACGTTCTGTCTTTTGATGCTTTACAACTGGCACTGGTGCTTCTGGACTAAGGCGTGTGCTTGTGCCATACACATATTCATCAATGATAATGTCACCAATAACTACAATCACAAATTAGCCTCAACAAATTCATCAGGAGTTATAAATTTATGATTTATAAGAGTATCCAACTGGTCATTGTTACTACATGTATACATTTGATAAATGCCTTTTAAATCATCCGGCACTGGTATATATTCAATCACTGCATTGTAATGACTAGCAATGAGTTTTGCCCAATACTCAAAAGTATTAGTTGTTCCTGTGCCTAAGTTACAAATAAAACTATCATTGTATGTTAAACTTTCATACATAATGTGTACTACATCATCAACACAAATAAAGTCACGTTGTACTTTATCACTACCTTCGAATATCTTAATTACACCTGTATCTTTTGCTTGCTTTATGAAGTTTGTATACGGACTGCCCATTCCTATAGCTTGTTTATGACCTTCTCTATTTCCATACACATTGAAGAATCTCCAACTTTGTACTTTACAGCCAATGGTGTTTCTAAAAATATTATCACATATTAACTTACTACTGGCATATAAATTTTTAGGAGATTCATTCACTGGGTGCTCTTGTGTGGTTGTATTGTCACCATAAACACTAGCACTGCTAGCAAAAACCATTGTGTTACATTTTTCCAATAATTGTCTAGTATATACAACATTACTTGTATATATTTTTTGCCAATCTGTTTCTTTTGTGCTACTGTTAGCACCTATATGCCATACAGTATCGCTTTTATCTATATGCATATCTAATAATTCGTTAGGACTAATTAAGTCTTCAAAAATTAATCCTGCAATGTTTTTTGTTTTATCCATGGATAGATTATCCACTAACAACACGTCATCATGTCCTTGTTTGTTTAAATGTGCAACTAGATTGCTTCCAATAAATCCAGCCGCACCTGTAACGATATGCATTCGAGACTCCTATTTGTTATTATTATATAGTAAAATTTTGAAATGTCAATATTAACTATAAATATAATTATGCTAAAGTACATAAGAGAATGGATAAGAGACTATAATGCGGCTACTACTGAGTTTCATAAAATGGGATATTTTACATTAGGTACTTGGTTTGGCGCTTACACTTACTTAGATAAGGAAATGTATAAAGAATATCATGATAGAAAAAGACAGATTTCAGAGCGTAATAACCAACCTAAAAAGTAGTGGAAACTATAGAGTTTTCAATGACATATTAAGAGAACGCGGAGAATATCCGCAAGCAATTTACTATGGTCCTTACAATATCAAAAACATTGTCAACTGGTGTAGCAATGACTATCTGGGTATGGGTCAACATAAAGTAGTGCTAGACGCAATGCACACTGCACTAAATCAAACAGGAGCAGGTAGCGGAGGCACACGAAATATAGGAGGCACCAGTCATTATCATGTTGCATTAGAATACGAACTGTCGAAATTACACAACAAGCCGTCGTCTTTGTTATACTCCAGTGCTTATGTTGCTAACGAATGGACACTTATTTCACTTGCAAAAATTATAGATGACATAGAATTTGTAAGTGATAGTAAAAATCATGCAAGTATCATACAAGGTATAAAACATAGTGGTGCACCTAAGCATGTATTTGAACACAACGATATGGATAGTTTAGAACAAGCACTTGCACAAGTAGAAGGCACAGCATGTATTGTTTTTGAAAGTGTGTACAGTATGGATGGATATACCAGTAAAGCAAATGAGATTGTTGAACTTGCAAAAGAATATCAAGCTATTACATACTGTGACGAAGTTCATGCAGTTGGTTTGTATGGAGCAACAGGTGCAGGATACTTAGAAAAACTAGGACTACAAAATGATGTTGACTTTGTAAATGGCACACTTGGCAAAGCATTTGGCTGTCAAGGCGGATATGTTGCAGGAGATGACGTAGCTATAGATGCTATCAGAAGTGTTGCAAGTGGTTTTATTTTTACCACAAGCATGAGTCCAGTAATATGTGCTGGAGCATTGAGCAGTATAAAATATTTGCGTAGTGAGCATGGTGTAGAACTTAGAGAACAACATCAAAATCGTGCAACAAGACTAAAGAAAATACTTAGACACAAAAACATAAACATGATAGAAAATGATACACATATTGTACCAGTTTTAATAGGTGACCCAGTGCGTTGCAAAAAAATTAGTGATACACTTCTAAATGATCATAACATCTATGTACAGCCTATCAACTATCCAACTGTACCACAAGGTACTGAACGTTTGAGATTTGCACCAACGCCAATGCACAGCAACGCAATGATTTCAGATCTTGCAGAAAAACTAGAGGAAGTATTATGAGCGAAATATGGGATAAACTAATTGCATGTGAACAAAAAATTATTGAAAAATGTGCAAGTTTAGGAGAAGAAACATTTGATGATCCAGAGTTTGATTGGCTTAACAGAGTTTTCAAAGGTGAACATTTTAGGCGAGCTCACATTGACAGTGTCGATGCGAGAGACTCAAAAGGTCTATATATGACTCATATTTGTGTGTTTCCAAACTTTGATAATGATGCACCTATATACGGATTTGATATTATTGCAGGTAAAAACAAAGTTACTGGTGCTTTCCACGACTATTCACCTACAGTAGATTGGAATCATCCTATGTGCAATTTGTTCAGAGATTGTGTGCAAATATTAGAATGGAAAAAGGAACGTGAACTTCCTCCCTGGGCACAAGCTATATTCAGCAAACATATGGTAGCCGCAAGTAATGTAAGAATAGATGAAATGGATCAAGTTGTGACTATGGCATTGGATAATCTAGACATGTACTTTGAAGAGTTACCCAAACACACAAACAATAACTATGACAAAAATTTAATCAAAGATCAACAAAATAGATACTGTCATTATCAAAAACAAAATCCGCATACACCTAAGGCTATGGCGGCACTAGGACTTGATCCAGTTGATGTAAAACACTTTATTGAAGAATGTTTGTTTCCTGAAGTTTAAAAACTATCCAACCAGTTTGGCAAATCAGTTTGATCTTTTTCACGTTTGTATATTGTAACAAGTTTTTCTACAAGTTGTTTATTGGTTAACACAACTCTCGCACCTCTGTGTAGAGGTTTGGGCCAACAATTAATTCCTACCCAGCTATATCCACTGCTTTCGTGATTACAACAAGGAATAAATTCTTCAAATACTGTTACACAGAAAGTATTATAGGTAAACTTTTTATCATCACTGAGAAAAGTATGTAGCGGGTGAACTTTTGCAATATCAGGAAGTGGTCCCATTTCTTCTTTGCATTCTCTAAGCAATGTTTCTATAGGACGTTCTTTTTTGTCAGCTTTGCCTCCCCAAAAACTCCAAGTTAATGGGTGACTGCTTTTTTTACTTCTTTGCTGTAGCATAATCCTGCCAGTATCTAAGGCAAGAAAACAACAACCACTTGCTTGTATCATATTATGAAGGTTCTGTTGGCCAGGTTACATCATCAAGTGATGTAGCTGAACTAGTTATATCTCTTAGTGCTTGTCTGTATGTCTTCCATTCATCAGACATTGTAACATCACTGTTAGCCATCCAATCACTAGTAGCAATTCTTTTGTTACGTTCTTCACGTAACAGACGCATAGGTTCTGCGGCTTCAAGTTCATCTGCTTTTGCTTTTACATCTTCCCAAGTACAACCCCAGTCGCTTTCCTTTGTGCTTTCTATTGCCATACCATTAGCGTCTGCACCTGTAACTTTGGCATACATGCTGGCAAATTCTTCTTTATTTTTAGGACTACCCCTGAGTACCCAACCTTCTACGCCTAGTTCTGTTAATGCTTTTGCTATATCAAAATTAGTTTCGTTTGGTGTATCTACCATTTGTTATCTCCTATTCTGTTCCTATCAATTCACAAGTGACTTGGTTGTAACCCCAAGTTGAATTAGCTTGATTTGTACCATTTGACCAATAATTCAGACTGTCTTCTTTAGTCACACAAACAAAATCACTTGAGGTAGCTTTAAAAATAGTATTTAACGTAATCCAAGTATGACTATTAACTACACAAGTATCATAACAATTCTGCAATGTTGTTCCAGGCTGTCCACCTGATCCAGTAGTATTGTTAAAAGCAATCGTACAATATGATTGGTTAGCGGCGTTGTTGTTGGCAGTTAAAAACGAAGCACTTATTCTATAGATACCGTTTACTGGTATGAAAATTTTTCCGCTTGTTCCGATTTCACTTAAATCAAAACCTGAATTAAAAGCACTGTACAAACTTATGTTGTCAAATGTGATTGCACTACCAGTACCACCACCACTTGTCCAATTTGTGTTTACATGTTTAGTAGCTCTGAATGCATAGGCTTTTGGTAAAAAATAACCATCTGATGTTATAGTTGCAGATGCTGAGTCATTAGTGTGTTTAATGTTTTCTACTTTAAGTGTACTCATTGTGCGATCTCCAACATGTTTGTATCAAAATGATAACCAGAATATGCTACTCCCCATTGATCTGTACAGTACCATCCAGAACCAGAAGTTGTATTACTACCTTTGACATAATATCTGTAGGTAATTGAAGTACCAGCGGCGACACCTGCATCGTGTAGATAAGTCATTCCAGTATAACCAGTTTCATGATTGTTAGTTGCATATCTTACAAAATGTTTTTGCACTAAGTTTGATGCATAACTATCAATACTTGATCTTAGTGCGACTGACCAAATACAATTGACTGCTTGAGTTTGTATAGGAACATCAGTAATAATCATAATTTTTGAGTTTGCTAGTTTTGTTGTTACTGTGCCTAGTGTTGCAGTATTAATATATGATGTACTAGGACTAAAACTAGCATATGTAGCATATGATGCATTAGTAACATTTACAACATGTCCTGAAATCTTTACACCAGCACCACTTGTTTTTTCAATAATATTGTCTACGCTGAGTGTACTCATCCTGCAATCTCCATAATAGTAAGTGAACAATGGCTATAACTGTCATAAGCGTAGTTTAGATTAGATTCGTTACCACCTATGTAAATAGATCCTGTACTGTTTAATGAGCCCATGTATACTTCTATTTCTAGTGTGTTGTTGTTGGGAGGTGTATACAATCCGCTGGCAGTTCTACTGCTATTACCGTAATCATCACCATTACTATTCAATCCAGTAGATCCTATTCCGCCACTAGAAAGATACTTTCTTCCAGTAGTACTACCCCATGCATCTGTACTTTGATCGTTATACAAAACATATTGAGCGTTGGTATTGTCAAACAGTATATAACCAGCATTAAAGTTTGAGGTTGTGTATTGTAGTTGACAAACAACATAATAGATGGGATTTGTTGACTTAGGTGTAATACTGCATTTCAATCCACTTGCCCAAGTTGTACCATATGATCCTGTAACACTTATCACTGTTCTACCACTGAGTTTTTGTTCAACTACTTGAATAATACCCCCTGGCACAATTACATTGTTTGCATTTGATACACCTTGTAGCTGATCTACTTTTAATACACTTGCCATTACACCACCGTCCAATCACCGCTTACTGTAACTGTTACACCACTTGCAATAGTTACTGGTCCACCAGATACTGCATTTTCAGTTGATTCTACAGTTGTGCTAGTACTTATTGTATTGCTGTGTATTCTAATCGGACTGGTCTTAATTTCAGCATTGCTGGCACCTTGTAATGTACCAAAAATCTCAACCTTCTCATGTCTTAACAGCATGGTATCAGCTCTATTGTTTGCTCCAGTACCGCTTGATGCTATCCTAAATCGTATTGAACCATCTTCAGTATTGTTACTACCGTCGTCTGCTTCTACATACATTCTGGCATATACAAGCGGAGCGTTGTTTTGTGTATTTGTTGCTACAAAATCTATAGTTCCGAGATTATAACCATCCTGAGTGCCAGATCCTGGATTTCTAAAAAGTTCAAGTATTGGCCCATTATTTGAATTGTTTGTTATATCTTCAAAGTGAAAAACACCATTGCCTGTGTTAGTAAATTTCATGTCGCCAGTATCACCAGCAAGAAATACACTTCCACCAACAGCAGAAATATCAACATTACCATTATCTGCATTTAAATCTAATACACCATCTGAAGTTATATCTATTTCTCCAGAACCAGTGCTTACAATACTTTTACCATTTACATCTAAATTACCACCCAGTTGAGGAGTGGTGTCATCCACAACGTCACCTCCTGCGGCGGCTTCTAAACTTACTTTTTTGGTAGCATCATCATAAGTTAACACATAGTTGTCTTCACTGGCTGTGCCAGTAGCTGTAATGTTTCTTAAATCACTTGCCCTACTCATAAGTATATCCTCCAAAATCCAGGATTATAAGTGCCCTCAAATGCATTTACCCACTCTGCACCATTGTACTTTAATCTATCTGCAGTGGTTGTATTTGTTGTATGTTGTACTGTAGATCCATTGATACCTGCATCAAATGATACACTCCATTGATTTGTACCTACACTATATTGTATAATATCATGTTTTTTGGCATTACTGCCTAGCCAGCCTGCTCCGCCTGCAACATCTTTTGTTAACAAGTATCTATCTCCATCTTGTGCGGCTGTAATAGTACCATCACCTGGAAAGTTTGCTTGTGGATCAACAACTGCATCAACTGCTGTTTGTGTGTTAGTGGGAAATGTACTAGTATCCATAGTAATATCAAGTATATTAGCATTTCCTGCATTGACTGTGATGTTGCCAATAATATCACCACTTGTTATACTAGGGTCATCTGTTTGTTTTAATCTTAATTGACTTATACTATCTCTAAATTCACCAAAAGGTTTGAAGACTTCTTGCCAATTTAACAAGCCGTTGGCATCACTGTTTGTGCCACTTTGGCTCAGTAATTGTGCAGTGCCATTTCCACTAGCATCCATTGTAAAACGCATTTTGAAATTATCTAGTGTAACAACCTTGTGACTTGTAAACAGAGGAACAAAGCTATTTCCTGCTCTCAGTGCTTCAAGCCCAGCTTCATCTGTATCATTGATATTATCAATAATAGTATGGATAATTGTTTGTTTTGTTACTTTCGCTGGTGGATTAATTAGTATAGGCATTGAAAATGTCATAGTGCTTATATCTATAATATCATCAACTCCGCTAGGTATTGCTCTCATACTCCAAGTGTTAGCAATTAATTCTACATAACTTAATGTACTCCAATCTAAAGGATTGTTACTTGTGTGTATGTTAAGTGTAGGATTAAACAGTACTAGTATTTGTTCTAGCAACTGTAGTTTTTGTTCTGTGTTAGATGTCCAAACATCTACTTGCATTGTCAAATTGTAAGGAACAGGTTGATGCCTTTTTATACTGTAAGCTCTACCTTGTTCATTTTCGTATGCTCCAGTTTCTTCATTAAATTTCTTTTCATAGACTGGCAAAGTTTCTTCATATGATGCAAGTGTACGTCTATCTGGTGCAGTTTCTAATCCTGTAACATGACAACTAATAAATGGTGTAGTCTGAATCATGTTCTCACTGTTTTCTCTTACTATGTGTGCCGCCATTCTGCTAACGTCACCGTAGCGTACAGGTGCAGTTTGATATACTACATTGCCAGCACTATCGGTATGCATTGCGACTTGAAAGCCGGCAAATATTCTTATAAACTGTTGAATATATCTACGAAGTTGCTTATCGTAAAAATATGGTACTGCGGTAAGTTTTGAACTTTGGTATGCCATTATGAATTATCCGCCTGTGGTTTTATAACTTCACTTAGTGCAGTTTGTTCTTTTGTTTCCTGATCATCAACAACAGTAGTGTTTTCAT